CTGTATGTTCGCGTGCACCCTTGCGGGGTGCGTTATAAATTCCACAATACCGACTTGAGGTTGTGATCATTTCGGCCGCACTGCTACCCTCTGTATATATTTATTTTTGTTGGTAGCAGATACAACTCACCCCTCTCTGTACAGGTCATTTTAGGGGTAAACATACTCGCATGGTCAACCATGAAGTGGAATATTCATCGAGAGGTGAATAGATGGAGTAATTAACCGGGCCACTAATTGGTGATCGGTGAGGTTGTTAAAAACACCAAAAACATAAGGGCTCACCAAGCCTCTAATTGGTAGACTGTTGTTTCAATGGTCGAACGGGCGCAACACGTTAGTTGCCGCAACCCCAAGCGATATGGGGAAACTCAACCCTTTCAATCGAACACAACCATGATTAAAACTAATGTCTCAACGCTGGGTGGCAACCGGATAGCCAAAAATGTTGAACATCAAGGGAAAGGGGGGCCAATCACTAGTGATAGTGACGCCAAACAAATTTCAGAGAATGAAATTTCGGGGGTTGGGGTGTCGGTGGATCCCAACAGCCGCGTAAAATTACACCATTCGTCCCTTAAAAAGGGGCCACAATCGACACCAAGCACCCTTGGTGTTGGTTCCTCGTCCAGTCCTGGAGGACGAAAGAGGATTGTTCAGCCTATGACCGTAAAAATCAACAATCCTAAGTTCCGCCCATCGGAACTTGAACGGCCCAATTTCTGGGTTAACCCAACCGCGACCGAGATTGTAACTGTTACTCAAGCGCGAGCCGCGCGGAAAAATGAGAAACACAAGGAGTGGTTGAAAGTGAAATCTAGGAAACCGCGGTATCGAGTGGACACCGGTGACAAACTAGATCTTGCCAAGAAGGAAAAGGCTCAGAGCTGGCAGAAGGCACACTCGAGGCCAATTATGCAGACACGAACACTTGACCTGCCGCCGTCTGATTCGGATTCAGAAACCGATCAGTCCTCTGACGGACGCGAGAGTCAGGTTGCTATTGGGCTTTTGGGTTCTGGTAATTCGAAAGGGGATGGCCCACGACCCAATAAAGGGCACGGAAAAGGCAATGCCCGTTTAGGCCCAGCAGAGAAGGCCGCCTTGCGGGCCAATGCTCAGTTACAATCTGTTCTCAAGGTGGTTGAGCGCCTTAATGGCCAACGAATTGCGGATAGGGCCATCGATTTGGCATCCGCGCAACCATGCCGTGATTTCTTTGGCAAAGGTTGCAACAGAAAACGCTGCAAGTTCTCACATGACCCTTTGCCTGAACCACATGTCTCAGGCGAGTCAAAATCTGCTGATACTAAAGCTACGCCGGTCAGCACTGAACCGACGTCCGAACCAGTGCCAGTGCGCGGTAGGAAATTAGATGAGGCCATTTCCGAAGGGATGTATGCAGCTGGCCTTGATCATGACCCGCAGTTGCAGTTAGACATCGAGGACTTCACAGAGTTGTACGGTACGGTCTTTGAAACTGAACATGAGCTTGATGTTTTTAATGCACACAATTGGAAGCCAATTTTGTATTGCATATTGTACATATTGTGCTATTTCATATTTCTAATGGTGGAGGTGGCCGTCATTTTCGACCGGCTGGTTGGTTTGAATTATATTGCTTGGTACGTGCGCTTGGCGACTTGGTTGTCCATAAAGAGCATTTATGCCGCTTATTTCTATTTATTGATAAGCGTTGTGAGGCTCATACTTGCTTTGATTAGGCTGCCCATGTTAAAGCGGCGGTATAAGTTCTTTGAAGAAATAATCCCAGAAGGCACACGCGCAACTGACAATGTCAATGCCAAGATTATTTATCCTGAGAAGTACGTTAGGATTGAATGTACTCACCTGTTGTATGGTCATGAAGCCGAGAGTGTTCTCATGTTGTCTAAGAAAACACGGTTTTGTTGTACTGTTGTTGAAGTACATGCATTATCTAATGTTTTGAAATTGTTGCACTATAATCCTCGTGCAACCATTGACCACGCTTTGAATAAGTTGAGTAATTTTGGCAGCAGCCCTGACAATGTCTTGCGACACTTACTCGATGATACCACTGCGCTCATTTTCTTTCTGAATGATGTCATCGATCGAAGTGTGATCCGCCATCAACCAGCCCCAGATGTACCAAGAGTTGTTTATGCACCTGCGATAAGCCCAATGTTGGCTGAAGGCAACAATGGTTTAGCCTTAGGTTTCAGAACTGGTGCAGTTCTAGCATTTGACCCCGTTCCACCCAAGTTACGCGCCACCGATTGTATACTTGACAATGAAATTTTTGGCAACGTAAGCTATTGCGTGGGACCCAGTTTTGGTATTAGCCCAATTGCAGTAGCCATGGGTTTCGCTCATAGGCAACTGTCTGCTATGCCCGAGGTAGATTTGGAAATGGCGGATGAAATTGAACTGGTGTTTGATACCCTGATCGAGTTTATCGGGGTCGCCGACGTCGTTCCAATTACTAAGGACTTAGGTGTGGAATGGATCAACAGTTGTAACCAAACCCAAGCCTGGAAAACAAATAAACTCCAGGAATGGGCGCATATACCAGAAGACGTAATAACTGAATTCGTGAGTATCCGCAAGATAGGTGCTTTCGTAAAGCGCGAGACTCTTGCTGAAATTAAGAACCCACGACTTATCATGCCTATGCCTGATCTGATTTTGATATTGGTCGGTTATTATATCAGTCAACTTGAAAGTCACATCGCTCACCATATTAAGGCTTTTACAAAAGGCTTAAATCAGCAGCAGAAGATTGACAGATTCACTTACATTCGTTCATTATGTTATTTAATCATATGTAATGATTTTTCAAGCTTCGAACAATCGGTAACGGAGATCTTACGAACGATAGAGACCTGGTTTTTCATTAAGATGTTGGGCGGTGTTGAGGCTGAGCACGCAGGTGATGTATTTTCCTACTTTCAGATGGGGAAAATACGGCGTTGTAATGGTGTTCAAGCTGCAGGTAGGGGAATTCGGTTTTCAGGTGAGTCACAAACAGGTTTGGGTGCAGCATTAATTAATTACACGATCTGTGTGCTAGCTGGTGCACGCTGCAATGCACCTAAGTGGAATCAGCTAACGGTAGCTGAAAAGAAGGCGCGCATCTTAACTAATATGCAGATGGACACATTGTGTGTTGATGGCGACGACATGCAAGGTTGCCATCCGTCCACGCTCTGGCCAGCCGAACTTGAGTTCGTTAGTACAAAGTTAGGGTTCAAAAGCAAAGTGACGTGCCACGACAATTTGGCGGATGCTGCGTTTTGCCAATTATATGTTTCCACCGAGAATCAAGTTATGTTGGATCCTGTTCGCGTTATGATGAAATTCAACGTTGGGTCTATGCAATATGTGAATGCTACCACTTCAACACGACGAGGTTTGCTCAAAGCCAAAGCCATGTCCTATTTAGCGCTAGCACCCGCTAGCCCTATAATTGCAGCTTTGTCCAGATATGTTAAAAGGAAATACAAACACATTGATGCTACTGCAGGTATTAAGAGACTCATGAGTGACAGCTACAATCTGAGGTACTTGTTGCCGGGTGGCAACATCGCGTATACGGAACAGCCTATATTACCTGGTACTAGGATTGACTATGCTAGGAAATTTGGTGTTTCGGTTAATGCCCAGCTTATAATTGAGCGTTGTTTGGACGATGACATATTCCCGTCAGAATGGTTCCAAATCTTGCTACCCCAAGCTCTGCAGGCCAATGCTATCAATGTTTGGCCAGCTTGTTATGAACCTAAGGTTGAAGAATGGCACTTTATTGATTTTTATAAAGGGGACCAAGACATCATAGCTGAACCTGAAACAATTCGACATCAGCAAATAATCGCAGATGCGATATCTGAAGAGACGTTAGCACGCTTCCATAGTCGGAAGATGCGTCAAATGGTCAATTTGGATTAGTCCACAAATAGTCAAGTGCGTTCAGAAAACACTTTGACTCAAATTTGTTTGTAGAGGGGTAACGCTTTACCCCTTTATGTCCCAAACCACCTTCAGCAAGTGGTTAATGACATTAAACTTGCGTTATGGTCTGGTTTAAATACCAACACAAAG